ATTGTTAATAAGAAAGTATTAGATGTAGCATTAGAACTGTTTGATAGGGGCATAGAAGTAGGCTGTATGATGAGTGCAGAACCAGAACCGTTACCACCTAAACCATACGATATTGCTACTAATGAAATTGCTAGAAAAAAATGGAGACATGAAGCAGCTTTAATACATGATATAAATGCACATAATGTAAGTAAAAGATTACAAACGCTAACTATATTAAATACAGCAGAAAAATATCAGGATAATAAATTTTTTCATTGTTATCAAGCAGATTTTAGAGGAAGGCTGTACGCACTAACAGGTCACTTTAACCCACAAGGAAATGATCTAGCAAAAGCCTTACATCTATTTGCTAATGGTGATGAAATAACATATGACAATAATCAATGGTGGAAATTATACGGAGGTAATTTAGCAGGTTTAACAAGTTATTTTGAAACAAGTTTAGAGTTTGAAAGTCAATGCAGCAAAATAGCACAAGATCCTTTTGAACATTTAGACTTATGGGCTACAAAAGATAAGCCTTTTCAATATTTAGCTTTTTGTTTTGATAATTATGAGTTTCTTAAAAAAACAAGAAATAATGAAAAATATATATCACATCTACCAGTACATTTAGATGGATCTAATAATGCTTATCAACACATAGCAAGTTTATGTAAAGATAACAAACTAGCAAAAGCAGTAAATTTAAAAGAAACTATGTTTGCAGATAGTGTTTGGAAGTATGACAATACTAATAAAGAAGATTTATATACAGAAGTATTAGACCAACTATTAATTAATTTTAAATCTATATTTTTAGCTAATAATCAGTATGTAATTGATTGGTTAAAAGAAGATATTAATAGATCTATTATAAAAAAACCTATACTTATGATTCCTTATGGTGGTACTAATTTTGGAATAGTAAATTATTTAGAACGTCAGACTTGGAAAGAACCTAAAACTTATGAACATTATAAATTTTTAACACATCACATACGTTTAGCACTTAATCAGGTCAGCCCTAGCTGTGAGTATGTTATGAATTATTTAAAAGAAAAAGCAGTCACTTCTTGGATTTCGCCTAGTGGTTTTTATGTACAGCAAGAATATAAAAAACAAGTAGGAAAAAGAATACAAACTAAATTAGGAACAAACAGAATACAGCTACAAATAAAAGAAGATACAGATATACCAGATAAGAAAAAATTAAGAGCAAGTATTAGTGCAAATTATATACATAGTCTTGATGCTGCAAATGTACATTTAGCTATATCTAAATCTAGGAGTAAAGGTTTAAAACAATTTATAACTGTCCATGATAGCTTTGCTACTACTGCTGCTGACATAGATAAATTTATTAAAATTGTAAGAGAAGCATTTGTAGAATTATATACAAAAAACAACTGCCCTATATACAAAGAGCTACCACCTATAGGGGATTTTAATGTAAAAGAAGTTATCAAAGCACTATATATATTTAGTTAAGGCTAGACAAGTAATGAAATAAATGTATGATTATTAAACCTCTATACGAGGTGACTTTTAAATATTAATTCAAGGTATTTCTAATGACTTTTAAATTTGAAAAAAATCTAACTTCTTGCAGAGCACATTTAACTTATTGTTGGTTAGTTAATCCAGATGAAAAATATAATAATTATCAGGCAACATTACTAATAAAACCAGACATGAAGCATTTGCTTGATGATGGTACAGAAGTTAATTCTGCTGAGTATATGTTAGATCAGTTAGAAGGTATTAAAAAGGAATTTCAAGATTCTTTAATTAGTGCATATCCTGATCGTAAAGGTAAATTTAAATGGCAAAGAAATAAAGATGGTGAGCCTATGCAATACTGGCAAGTAACAGCAGATGGCCTGACAATAAAATTAAAGAAAAAAGCAGGTGGTTTAAAAAAGAATGGTGAAGCATATACATCTGTACCGCCAAAATTTTTTAAACAAGAAGGTGACATAATGAAATTATGCACACCAGAAGAAGTAAAAAGGTTTGATAAAATAGCACCAGAAAGTATAGGTCAGGTTAATATTAGAATCTCAGGTTATGACATGGATTACATAGGATTAAAATTAGAACCACAAGGTATATGTGTAAGACACTTTGTACCTTTTGTAGGTGGTATGCAAACAGCAGAGGACTTCGGATTTGCCCCAGAAAAAGAAACAACAACCCAAAATAATTGGGAAGCAGAAACTATTGGATCAGCAGGTGCAACATCAGGATCAGACTTCTAATAAATACAAAAGCAAATTTGAAGCTGACTTTGCAGCTACACTTAACAAAAAGAAAATTGTATTTACTTACGAAACTTTAGAAATAGATTATGAAATTACTTGCTGCTACAAGCCTGATTTTATCCTCAACAATTTTATTGTTGAAACAAAAGGGTACTTCTCAAAAGAAGATAGAAGAAAGCATCTTATCATCAAGAAGGCTAGACCCGAACTAGATATTAGATTCTGTTTTCAAAACAGCAAAACTAAATTATCTAAAGCTAAAAACTCTATCTCGTATGCCAAATGGTGTACGAGACATGGGTTTCTTTATTGCGATAAAACTATTCCAGAAGATTGGTATGACAAATGAAAAACCTGACAAACCAAAAGCAGGTGATATGTTTTTAGATCCTGTAAATAAGATGTGGAGAGTTTACAACGGTAAAACTTGGGTTGATGTAAACCTTAGAGAACACAAATGCAACTTAGATGAAGAGTAACTATACAAAAAAAACTGCTTGCCCAGAGTGCGGTAGTAAGGATAACCTAGCTTGGTTTGATGATGGTCACGCTTATTGTTTCTCTGTTGATTGTGGTTACACATACTTTCCAAAGCAAGAAAAAAACAAACCATTAAAACTTATACAACCATCACCATTTAAAACTGAACCTGTGAAATTATTAAAAGTTACATATCAAGATTTACCTAAACGTGGAATCACTAAAGAAACTTGTGAACTATATGGATATGGTATTAGTGAATATAAAGGTTCACCTTGTCAGGTAGCTACATATAAAGATCAATACGGTAAAGATGTAGCACAACATATAAAGTTTCCAAATAAAAAATACATTTGGATAGGTGATATGTCAAAGGTACAACTATGGGGTCAACATCTATGTAGGCAACAAGGTACTGGTGGTATATATCTATCTGTATTTGAGGGTGAAACTGACTGCATGGCTGCTAGTCAAATAGTAGATCATAAGTTTCCTTGTGTATCAATACCGTCAGGTGTTCAATCAGCAGCAAAATTTATTTCTTTAAATTATCCTTTTTTAGATAAATATTGCAGGGTAGTAATTTGTTTTGATAATGATAAAGCTGGTGAAGCTGGTGCTGAAAAAGCAATGGCTGCATTACCTAAAGGAAAGGCTGCAATAGCAAGACTTCCAGATAATATAAATGATGTAAATGATCTACTATTAGCAAAACGTGGCAATGAACTAAGAGATATACTTTGGAAGGCACAAAGCTGTAGATCAGATCATATTATTAATGGTGCTGATGCTTGGGATATATTTACAAAAGAAACAAGTGAACCTATATGTGATTATCCTTACCCAGAATTACAAAAATTTTTAACAGGTATTTATCCAACACAAATGATAACTATAGCTGCTGGTAGTGGTACAGGAAAATCTACGATTTGCCGAGAATTGGCATATCATTTTTTACGCAATGGTTTACGAGTAGGGTATCTAGCTTTAGAAGAATCTGTACAAAGAACTCTTATGGGTTTAGTTGGTATAGATATGAATATACCCTTGCACTTAGCAGCTAAAGAAAGTATTAATCAGGATGAACTAAAATCGTCTTTTGATAAATTAACTTCTGGACGTAACCTGTTTTTATATAATCACTTTGGAAGTATAGAACCAGAAATATTAATTAATCAGATAAGAGAACTAGCTACAGTAGATAAGGTAAATGTAGTAATACTAGATCATTTATCAATAGTCGTTAGTGGTGTGTTAGATAAGATAGGTGATGAAAGAAAAGGATTAGATTTAATAACAACTAAGCTAAGAAGTCTTGCAGAAGAAACAAACATAGCTTTAGTAGTAGTATCACATTTATCAAGGCCACAAGGTAAAGGCCATGAAGAGGGAGCAGACGTACAATTAAGAGACATTCGAGGGTCACATGGGCTAGTCCAGACCTCTGATGTCTGCTTATCTCTTACTAGAAATCAAGTAGGTGATGCTGCTGAAAGATCGCAACTACAGTTAAAGATATTAAAATCACGACATACTGGTATGACAGGAGAAGTAGATAAGTTACTTTATGACCAAAGTACAGGTCGCTTAATTGTTTACTCTGACAACATTTTCTAATGACTTTATTAATTGATGCTGATTATTTAATTTATTCTTCTTGCTGTGCTGCTGATAAGCACATCAAATGGGATCTACATACTTGGAGTTCTTATAGTGATGAAAGGGATGTAATGCAGATAATAGAAAGCAGAATAGAACATTACATAACTGTTGTAGAGGAAAAACACGATATTGTTATGTGTTTTAGTTCATACCCTACATTTAGGCATCAAATATTTCCTGACTATAAGTTAAACAGAATAAATAAACCCAAGCCATACGGATTAAAAGCAGCAATAAATAACGTAAAAAATGAATATAATTCAGTCTTTTATGAAAATTTAGAAGGTGATGATGTATTAGGTTTATGTGCTACTAATGGTAGATATGATGATCCAATAATAGTAAGCGTTGATAAAGATATGAGAACAATACCTTGTAAGTTATTAGCTGCTGATGATTTAGAACTAATTACTAGAAAAAAAGCAGATAGACAATGGATGTGTCAAAGTCTTAGTGGTGATCCTACTGATAACTATAAAGGGCTAGATAAGGTAGGTGCTGTAACAGCAGATAAAATTATTGGAGAAGCAAAAACAACTGAAGATATGTGGTTAAAAGTAGTAGCAGCATATGAGAAAAAAGGTCAAACTGTTGGTGATGCAATTATGACTGCAAGACTTGCAAGAATATTAAGAGAAGGTGATTATGATTACAGTACAGGTGAAGTAAAACTATGGAATCCTAAGTTTTAAGAACCTAAAGTGTGATATTTTGCAGTTGCACGTTATATTATAATTAAGTTTTCTTATTACATTTTGTCTGACATATTACCAGTAATAACAGATGAAATGATAAATGCTTTATCTGTTGTTTTTCCTAGTAAGCCACCTGAGTTATCTGATACAGATAGGGAAGTATGGTTTAAAGCAGGTCAAAGATCAGTTGTTGATTACTTAGTTGAGCAACAAAGAAGGCAAAAAGAAACTATGCTAACCAATTCAGTAATAGCTGACATTTAGTTATGTGTTTTAGAGCACCCAAGCCACCACCTCCTCCTGAGATACCAAAGCCAAGACCACCTGCACCTTTACCAGAGGAGACTGCATCTGCACCTATTACTGGTAAGAAGAGGACTTCGCAACAAACATCAGTTAAATCTGCAACGAAGAAAAAAGAAGATTCTGTAACATCAAGATCTGGTGCTGCTGCTACTGTTGCAAGACGTAGATTAGGTACAAGTTCATTACGAATACCTTTATTAACTAATCTCAATACACCCTTATAACAATGGAAACAGAAACAGCAGAAGCAAGATATAACAAGATGCAGACGGAAAGATCAACGTATGAACGTGATGGAGAAGAAGCTGCTCAGTTAACTATCCCATCAATGTATAGACAGAGTAAAAGTAAAAGTCAAAAAATAAAAACACCATATCAAGCTACAGGAGCAAAAGCTGTTAATACATTAGCTGCAAAATTATTAGCAGTTTTGTTACCGCCAGAACAAAGTATGTTTCAACTAACTATTGATACATTACAACTGGCAAAAGAAGGGCAACCAGAATTTAGTAGTGAGATAGATAAAGCTTTGAGAACCTATGAAAAAGCTGTTAATAATGAGATTGATATATCTAACGATAGAGTAGCTTTGTTTGAAGCTTTAAAGCATCTTATAGTAATAGGAAATGTTTTATTATATGTAACTGAAAAAGGTATTAAGGTATATCACATAGATAGATTTGTATGTCAAAGGGATGATGTAGGTAATGTAATAGAAATAATTACAAAAGAAACAGTACACATAAATGCTTTTGATGATGAATTTATAGAAAATTTAAAACAAAAGCAAAATTATGATGAAGAGCAAATGATGGATGAAGAAATAGATGTATATACAAGAGTTACTAGAAATGGTGATACTCATAACTGGTATCAAGAATGTAAAGGTGAACGCATACCTAATACAGAAGGTGTAAGTAAAGTAGATGTCTCACCATTTATTGTTTTACGTTGGACTAGAAGGGATGGAATGAATTATGGAGAATCATATGTAAGTGAATACAAAGGTGATTTAATTAGTTTAGAAGCTTTGATGCAAGCAGTAATAGAAGCTGCTAGTGCTAGTGCAAAATGCGTTTTCTTGGTAAATCCTAATGGTGTTACAAGAAGTCAAACTTTAGCTAGTGCCCCGAATGGTGCAGTACGAGAAGGATTAGCTAGTGATGTTAGTACATTACAAGTTAACAAAGCTGCTGATTTAAGTATTGCTTTTCAAGTAATACAACGCATTGAATCAAGATTAGAACACGCTTTTCTTATGGCTAAGAGTGTACAAAGGGATGCTGAAAGAGTAACAAGTACTGAGATACAAGTGATGGCAACAGAATTAGAGCAAGCTTTGGGAGGGATTTATAGTATTTTAAGCAACGAATTTCAGTTACCCTATATCAAACGTAGAATACATATGCTAGTAAGATCAGGTAAATTACAAAAGCTACCTGATAATCTTATCCAACCTAAAATTGTTACTGGTATAAATGGTCTTGGACGTAATTCTGATAAAGCTAGATTAATTGAATTTATCACTACTGTTGCACAAGCTTTAGGTGGTGATATTTTACGTCAATACATGAACCTAGATGAAGCTATTAAGCGTTTAGCTACAAGTGTGGGCATAGATACTAATAATTTGGTAAAGTCTAAAGAAGAGATAGAACAAGAAATGCAAGCTATGCAACAGCAACAGCTTGTACAGTCTCTAGGTTCTGCTGCTTTAGGTTCTAAATTAGCTGATCCTAAAAATGTTCTACAAGCACAACAACTAGCACAGGAGACAGCAAATGCCGAGCAAGAAGGTTGATTCAAAAACTGAAGAAACACAAACTGAAGCCAAAGCAGTAGTAAGCAGAATAGGAGAATTTGAAGAAAATCCTACACCACAAAAAAAAGGTGATGTCGTTACTGCACATGGCAATACAATTACTTATAACTAATAAATTATTATGGAATCTAAATTAGCTGTTAATGAAACACCACCTATGTCTCCTGATGACATAGCAACATTAGCTGAAAATAATACTGATGAAAACGGTCTTATACTAGGCAAGTTTAAAACACAGGAAGATCTTATTAATAGCTATAAGGAGCTTGAGAATAAGCTTACAGCTAAAGATGATGTAGAAGAGTCAGAAGAAGTAGAAGCATCTACAGAAGAGACTACAGAGACTTCTGGTTATGATGATTACTACAAAGAAGATGGTTCTGTTGATTATGAAAAAACAAAAGAAGCTTACGGTGAAAAATTAGGTGAATTATTTGAAGAAAATAATGTAGATCCTTTTAAAATTTCTAAGCATTTCCATGAAAATAATGGAAAAATTACAAAAGAAATGTATGAAGAATTAGAATCTACTGGTTTACCTAGAACATTAATAGATGCTTATTTAGATGGTAGAGCAGTTCAAAGTAATTTTACTACTAATGCTGCTGATCCATATGATGAAATAGTAGGCATTGCAGGTGGTGAAGCACAATACAAAGAAATGCTGCAATGGATGGATAAAACTTTATCTACAGAACAAAAACAAAACTATGACAAGGTAGTAGATGGTGAAGGTTCTACAGTTACACAAGTATCTCTTGCAGTACAAGATATGTATAATAAATACAAAGCTAGTTTAGGTATAGAACCACAACTTATGTCAGGTAAATCTTCTAATACACCTTCTGTAAAAACATTCAGATCTAATGCTGAAGTAGTAGCTGCTATGAGAGATCCTAGATATAAAACTGATAAAGCATATCAAGATGAAATACATAGACAGTTATCTCAAAGTGATGTATTTAGTGTCTCAGGGTAATGGCTAAATCTGTAAGGCTACGCAAAGAACATAAAAGCAAAACTGGTGGCCTTACTAAAAAAGGTAGAGATAAGATTAATAGAGAAACTGGTAGTAACCTTAAAGCACCTGTTACAGGAAAAGTTAAACGTGGTAGTAAAGCTGCTAAAAGACGTAAATCTTTTTGTGCAAGAATGAAAGGTGTTAAAGGTGCTACCAGTAAAGGCGGTAAGTTAACAAGAAAAGGTCTAGCTCTTAAAAAATGGAAATGTAATTAAGCTGGCTTATCAGCAATAAGTTTAGCTTTCCACGCAGC